TGTTCATTATCACACCAGCGTGTGTAAAGTCTTGACAAAAAAATTCTAAATTTGGATAGTTTGCTCTGTCAATAACAAGCTTAAAGCCAGTAGGCTGTAGATAATTGAAGTTAGTCGTTAATGCCATGTTTACACCTACAGTTTATTCCACCGCAACTACCTTTAATTGGTTTAAACAGTAAACCGAAAGACATGCCTGAAGCTATGAATGCCATGAATGCAAAGAGTGTTAATAAGAATATGTCCATAATGTTATTTATATAAAAAAGGAGAGCTTACGCTCCCCTTTTTATAGTAGTGCTAAGAATTAGGCACCTAGAATATTATCAACTCTGAATATTCTGTAGTACTGGTTAGTCTTAACTGCGGCTAAGCCATCAGCAGGTGTTGCACCTACAAATGGGTTACTTACCATACCATATCTGGTTTTAAAACCAATTTTTGGCTGGAAAGTATCTTCGCCAACTGCACGTACCATTGTTAATGGAACGTATGGGCAGTAGAATAAGCCAGCATCGTATGGGTTAGTACCCTTATAACCTACAGTTACGTAGTTAGTATTTGCATACGGGTCGATGTAGACTCTTGTTCTACCGTTCAAAGTACCAGCAAAAGTATTACCTGTGTCATCAACATTTAAGCTTGTTGACATTGCAGGTGTATAGTCTAACATACCAGCTGCAGCTAGTGCAGATGCTACATCAGATGAACACACGATGAAGTTACCTTTTCCTCTACGTGTTTCGATTGCAATTCTATTACATTCTCTTTCGATCTGTAATACAAGTCCTTTGAACTTCTCAACTGACCATCTACCATCGGCATCTGTCTGAACGTCAAAGATACCATTTACGGCAGTGTTAGTCTGTAGAGCACCGGTTTTAGCTTGAGAGTTAATAGTTCTAATAACTTCTCTATTGATTTCAGCCAAGATCTCAGTTGACAAGATATTTGCCAATTCTGTCTCAGCATCAAGACCGTGAATTGCTTTAAGGTCTTGAGCTAGTTCTAAGCTGTATTCAGCTTTAAGAGCTCTTGACTTAGCAGTCACAGTTGCTTTCTCAATAGTGAATCCCATCTCTCTGAATGATGACTCACCAGATGAACCTAACTTTTCAGCTTCGGCTGTAGTCATACCACCTGCCATGATGCTTGTAAGTCTTGCATCGTCTGCAGTTGAGTCTGAGTCTAAGTTAGTTACATTTAAACCTGATGCATTATCAGAGTCATGAGTAGATGCACTGTCACCTGAGAACTGAGTTTCAGCTTCGTTGAATAGTGCTTCTCTATTTGATGTTGAACCACCACCATATCTTGACTTCATTGCGAAAATTAAGCCAGTTGGACCAGACATTGGCTGCACACCACAGATGTCATATGCCATTAGGTTAGGCATAGCACGTCTTACAAGTGCGATCAATACTGGGTTCCAATTTGATACAGATGATGTTGCGTTTGCTGGAGCAGCTTCAGTAATCAGACCTTCTTCTCTAAGTGCGATCTCTTGATTCTCAAGTACTGCAGCAGTAACGGCTTTCTTATGGTGATCGGTAATAGTACCAGCAGACTCTTCGTCCAATACTGGGGACCACTTTTCGATCAACTTATCGTATGATACTGTCATTTAGGACTCCCTATTTATTTGCAGTTTTCTTTATTGCTTTAAGATAAGAATCCATTGAGCCTGATGTCTCCACTACTGGAGCGTCGTCATCTTCAATGATTTCTTCCTGGGTTTTAGCTGTCTTAGCAAAGTATGATTCTTTTAACTGAGCCACTTTTTGTGCAAAAGTTTCTTCATTTTCAAAATCAACATTTTCTGCTAATCCTTTAAGCTTTTCGACCTGAGTTTCAGCTAAATCTTTAGAAGCTTCTCTTATGATAGACTCCCTCTTATAAAACTCTAACTCTTCGGCCATTGATACGGACTTTGAGATTTCATCATTGAGTTTTGTCTCTAACTCATCGACGTTATCAGCGAGTTCGTCAACCATGTCAACTTTATCCTCAGGTACCTGAATGTGTGACTCAGTAAATAAGTCTTTCAACTTATTCATAAAGTCTTCAGCAATTTCAGTTCTAAGACCATTTTGGATTGCTAACTTGTTGTCTTCCATCCAGCCTTCAACTACGTAGTTTAAGTAGCTGTCCACTTTTTCCACAAGGTCCTTCTTGGTGCTTTCGATTTCTTCTGAAAGCTCCTCGTTATACTTCTCTTCTAGTCTGTCAATCTCTGCATTTACTTTTGTATTGATTGCAGCTTCAAAGATAGTTTCTGCTTTCTGCTTGAATTCATCAGACAGTGTAGCTTCCTCATTGACAAGTGCTTTAAGATCGTCTTTAAAGTCGACCTTGACCTCTACCTCTTGCTTTTCAGCAATCGGTTGACCATCAAATGCTTCAGGATCTGTACTAGCTGTATCCATAGGCTTGTAATTATACATAGCCATAATAGCTTTTTTGTCCATTCCTTGCATTTTTCCAACTATACCAGCAATCATACCGGCTTTAGTCTTTGGCATTGGATCTTTTTTGGTATTATCAGCAGCAGTTCCACCGGCCATTTTTCTTTTTGGCGCAGAACCTGTTGCGTCACCTGCTTTGTCAATAGAAGCGACTGATTGAGCTTCAGCATTTTTAGGATCGTGTTTCATTTCAGAGATTTCCTCTTCACTCTCTTGGAGTTCCACGTCCTGATTTTCAATATTATCTTTATCAGTCATTTTTGACTCCTTATTTTGATTTTAATATTGAGAGGAAATTCTTGAACTCACGTACTTGTGTCTCATAGAGATCAGCGCGTGGAGCCTTCTTAATTTCAGTCTCCATTCTTTCAATTGTTTGTGCTTCTATAATGCCGTTATTCCAAACCCATTCGACACCCTCCATTATCCCATTAACAAAAGCTCCGGGAGCGGATGGATCTTGCACGATATCTACCGCGTTAAGAATATAATCGTCATTGACGACCATGGCGCCATTACGCTGGCTCAAACTTCCCATACCACGAGTCGATACACCGAATGTAACTCCACCGTCGAGTAAGCCTTTTACAACTTCGCCCATAGGGGTGTTTAGTATCGATGCCTTACCCACAATATCATTTCCTTCAAACTTGAGTTCATTGATTTTGTGAGAAACTTTATCGAGATTTACGGTCGGTCCTTCAGGGTGATTTAACTCACCAACTGCTCTACCTTTTTGTACTTGCTCTGTGTCATACTTGTTGAGAGCCTTTTCCATGATAGGCATTGGATATATACGACCGTTTCGATTCTTTTTTTCTGCTTGCGCAAAAATTCCTTGTATAGCATAATTCTTTTTACCAGTTTTCTTATCTTCGGTAATTAAAAATTCTACATCATTTTCGGTAAATTCTGATATTAATTTCATGTTACCCTCTTGGATATGCTATTTTAGTAAAATGTGTTGTTGTTGTACCTGCATGTATTTCTTCAAATTTTTCTTTACGTAATATAAAAGATTGATTTTCATGCACTTGCATTGTAGCGCCAGTTGCAACATTAGTAATTAAGTCATCTGCAGTTGCACATACATAAACTGTTTGAGCGTTGCCTACAGTTGTTTTATTTGAAGAGCCATTCGCGGTAACTTTGGCGGCTAAAGGTCTTATTTCCATTACTTCATTCCTTTGTATTGTTTCATAAATTCAGTTGCTGCTTTCTCAGCTTCTCTTTGAGTTTTATAAACATCAAGTCTGTCGCCATCAATGTAGGCAACGAATCCATTTCTTTCCTGATGAACCATGACTTTAATCCCTTTAATCTTTTTATTAAAGACCATCTTGCCTTCAGGTTTTCTACCGGCCAATTCTCTTAATTGTGAAAAAGTTTTCATGTTAACTATATTTATACATTTTTAGTTTTAGACAGCCGCTCCTTCAACTTCAGGATATTCATCGTCATCAGATTCATCTTCGTCTTCGCCATCATCGATATCTTCTTCGGATTCTTCAACTTCATCAGATTCTTCATCATCTTCAAGATTCTCATCTTCGATATCTTCATCTTCTATATCTGTTTCATCATCATCTATAACATCATCGGTTTTTTCTTCTTCCGGAACTTGGTTATAAATTTGATCTGCTAACTTGACTTTTTCTTGATCTAATAAGTCAGACATCTTTATTGTCATAACTTCTCCAAAAATCTTATTAGCATGATTATAATCTTTGTCTAAAGATGCTTTAATTAAATCTTTAATTGGATTTTCATCTTGCTCATTATTTTCAATAGTTTCTACATTATCCATTATACTACTCCTTGATCATCTTCTGGTTCCTGCTGCTGTGATGCAGCCATTTCTTTATCCATGGCTTCGATTGTTTCATCGTCCATTAAAAGAATATTTTTCTGTACCCATTGTTTGGAGAAATATTCACCAACATACTGTGATACTTGGTCTAAGCTTTGTATTTTTTCTCTTAAAAGCTCAGCCTCTTTTAACTCTGCAAAGTGATTATCTCTTAAATAATCAACTGTAACTTTGTTTTTCCAATTATTCCAATCATCTTCTGTTATTATGTTTTTCATAATCAGTTGTTTCTTAAGTATATCATAGAATAAGTTTGAAAAACGATTTCTTAATCTATCAATAAACTTTTGAAACTTAAGCTCATCACGACTTATTTCAGTTGCTCTTCCTAAAGAGAACTGCTGCTCTTGTTCGAGCCTATTCATTGGAACATTTAAAGACCTATATAATCTCTTTTGAAAATATATAACATCTTCAATTTGTCCTAAATTTTCACCACCCGGTAAGCTCGAAATCTCCGTGCCTCTACCGCCCTCTCTTCGTGGTAGCCAAAAATCTTCTAACATTGACATATGTT